CTGCAACTGGAATGTAAGAGTATTGTTCACCTTTTGGTGTTGCAATGACACCACTGAGGCCTTCAGCAGTTGCACCGATAATAACTATCTTACCTTCTAGAGATGTGTAGTCACTCGTACTTGCACTTAGTGTAGGGAATTCTTTGTTGTACCTTAACCAGATTCTACCAAATGCGTCTGTCTTGATGGTAGGGTATGATGGTACACGCATAGCAGTGATACCACCCTCTTGTGTCTTAACTTGATATGAGGGGTCGCCTGTTGCAACACGAATTGTTTCCATTGCAATAGATGGGAATACGTCCTCTCCTACCCTCATTAAAAGCGGTAAACGTCTTACAACTCCGTCTATCTCTGGAACTGTTGATATTACACCAACACCATCTGCGTTCATTCCTAACAGTTCGATTGGCCCCAGCATACCATCCCATTCAAATAACCAAGGAATAGGGTTTCCTATCTTCGCAACTCCTCTTGGAACTGCGTTCTTGTTTATTTGGGATGTACCTGTTTGTGCAATGACAACACCATTGCCGGCAATTGCCTGTGCCAAGTCCATGTCACCACCTAGTCTATCCTGTTCCGAAAACAAGATTGGTAGAATGATTATTCCAGCACCAGCATCTCTTAGGTTCCAAATGATATTTGCAATGTCAGTTCTCTTCCAAGGCCACTGTCCATACTTCTCAATAGACTTCTCATCTATCTCAAGTATTGCAATGTCTGACGATACTGTTGGGGTGTCGTATTGTTGAATTAAGTCGAAAGACTTTAGACGTAGTGTTTCCTTAACAAAGGGGTCACTCCAACCAATGTAGGATATAATCGTGAGGGTGATTAGGGCAGTTGCCCAATGAGTAATCCATTTCATTCCTGTGTCTCTTTCCATGCAAGATACTCTTCTATCTTGTCACATACCTTTTCGTGTGCATACATGGAATCTTCTGTGTACATTTTACCACAAGCCAGACACTCGTATATTTCTTCTTCTTTAATGATTTTCCAAGCTGTCGCTCGTTCAATCATATCATACCTTTGGCTTTTGCCACCCATATAACACCGCCTGCAACTGCTATTATCATAACAAGTAAAACAGATATTGCAATTGTCAAGGTATTGTCCATTTCTTTAGAGGCTGCTGCATTAGCCTTCTTTCGCTTAGTAGCCCGTATTTTGATACCCTTGTTGTAGTCATCCCTAAATTTACAGAAATCAACATAGCCCATCAATCTTTGCTTGTTGAGCATAAACTTTAAGGTTTCTTCGTTTTTCTTTAGTTGTTCCTGAGCCTGAAATGCTTCCATAACATTACCAGTGCCAGCTTTAACTTGTTTGTTAATTGCCTTTTCTGCACCGAAATATTTTGTTATTGCTGCTCCTGCACTAGCAATATCTTTGCCATTCGATATTGTAGTCTTTATTACCTTGAATGCCGCGTTGGCTATCATTAGTTCTGCTAACATGATTTTGAATCTCCTTAAATAGCATGACTATATAGGGATATAAAGTATTTAGAATGGCTTTACTGCTGTAAAACACTCACCGCACAACCACCAGAAGTCGCACACGACCCTGTTAAAGAGTAGGTTTTTGAAGTAGAACCATCTTGAGATGTATTGACTGTGTATGCACCACCATTATTAGTCAAATCCAGTGAGAGACTGTGTGCGCCACTCATACCACCTCGCTGAACACTGGTTACACTATTGGCATCTCCTGTAAGTACAATGTCTGCAAAGTGTGTAGATACATTTCTTTGTTCAAGAGTAACACCATTGTTATCACCTGTGATTTCAACGAATCCTCGTTTCTTACCATTTGCATACTGTAAGTGAGATAGTGTGTTAGAATTACCTGTTATAATATGTGCCATGTGATGTCCAGAATTTGCACCATTACTATTGGCCTGTGCAGTATTAACACTGTTACTATCACCAATTATTGTTATATACTGTTCATGGTTTCCACTGTCGTTATTGTCAACACTTCCGTCTAACTTTTTTCCTTGTAGCAAGTTCATTGTATTACTATTACCGACAACACTACTTCTTATAAAACTCGTATCAGCATCACCACCTTGATATGAGGTTAAAGTATTATTATTACCAACTACAAGTCCCTCAACATCCATATGGTTGCCCTGTTGAGTCATTGATATTGTATTATCATTACCCGTAATAGGGGTGACATTAATACCTATAATCTTGTTATCAGTGCCGTCTTGTATGACTGTTAAATTTAAGTTATTACCAACTTGATTTATATACAACTCATTCGCTGCACTTATCTGTGTCAGTACTAGTATCACTATAGCCACTTGGATTATATAATAACTACCTAACTTGAATAATATTAATTTCATTACTACCACCTTCTCCTATAGGAATATCATACAGTTCAATTTCGTCTTGTTTTAAATTAATTCTGTATGTATAGTTCTTGCTCAAATCTGCTTGAAATATGTTACCATTACCATCTCTTTTAAATCTCCAGTTAGAGCCGTAGTCATATATTTCAACTCCCGTGTCTGGATTCTTACCCAACTGCATACCATCTTTCTTCTTATCAAATTCACTTCTCATCTGTAACGTCAACTGTTCATTAAGAATATCTAGAATGTTTGGTAACAAATCACTAGAGAGGAAATCCATGTCTAACTCTGTAGCCCATGTCGAGTTTTCGACACCTAACAGTTCATTTGTCTTAAAAGCGTCAAACTGTAGGAAGTCTATACCCAAGAAGTTTGCAAGTTTCTTAACCCTAGCCTCTTCAACACTCTCATCTAATTCTGTGGGTACTCTTCTAACCAATAAGTTAAGTATACTATTCTCATCTAATTCAAGTATTACTGGCCTTGATGGTTCAGTGTATGGGCTAGGAACAACAGTCGCCTGAAACGCTTGGTTCATAATCACCATCCCAACTTCAGATGATACTGTGATTTCTCCTACAACACAATTACCATTAGTATTGCACGATGGTAGAAGTACAATAGTACTACTCCCCAACTCATCTATTGTCATAGAAAAGTCAGTACCCCTAACACCAACAACAGCGGTAGGAGTTCTAATTTTTATATTCTGTCTACTATTCTTTGCTATCTGTCCAGATGCATATCTTACTGTACCAAACGAGGCCTTCAGTGATAACGAACCTGTCTTTGTATTAGGGTCGTATACAAAGTCATCTATTATTAACTTAGAGTTCTCTGTCACATCAACCCTAGTATCATCTATAAACTCAATGGCAGTCCGTCCATTTTTAGTACGAACTGTATCCATCGACTTCATTTCAAATCCCTTATCAATAGATTCGAATTCACCCTTACCACGTTCAATATTTGTTTCGCCAGATTGGATTATAACTTGTCCAATATTTGCATATGCAGAGGTTGTTACTACAACAAAAAATATACTAGTCAGACTGATTGATGTCAACGTCAAAGCTATTGCCCGTAATTCCAATGTTCACCTTTTGATCATTTATTCCACTTTGGTTTATATCCATAGTACCACCACCACCTGTTATAGAAACAACTGCGCTGTGTCCAGCAGAATCTCCATTACCTGTTTGAACTGATGTGAATGCAACACCCTCATCTGAGGCAGTAGACGTTGTTGCAAGAGATGAGCTGTTGTTTATAATCACAGTTAACTCTGCACTCTTTCCATTTATAGTAGAGTTGATAATACTGTGATCTCCTGTGATTGTGAAGTTAGCAACAGTATTAGAACCATCATGCGCCTCACCCACATCAAAAGTGAAGACGTTATCATCACCAGTAGCTGTTATATTTAGTGTGACATCATCACAGTCGCCTGCAGCAGAAGAACTACAATCTAAGTCCACTGTGTTACTAGAACCTGTAAACACCCAAGTACCCGTGTAGTTAACTCCGTTTATGTCAGCTACAATCGTGTTTAAATTGCCAGTTTGGGTGATGTCAAAATTCATGCCATCGCCGTTAATAGATGTACTAGTGGTTGAATTTCCCACTTTGTTATTAGTACCATCTTGTGTTATATCTAAGTCTAGGTTATCACCTATCTGAGTAATATAAATGTCGTTCGCCAGAGTGAATGTCGCTATGTTTAAACCAATCATAATAAAAAGTAACCCTATTGTTTTATTGGTCATTACTTCTCCTCTATATAAAGGTCTGTCTGTTCATACTTCCACAGTCCTTTCTGTTCACCCTTTTTTATCATATCAATAACTGCTTGGTCGATAGCAGCCTTAACTGCAACAGATGTTGGTTCATTGGCAGCCGAACCACTCTCCATCTCAAACGCCGCAGTTCCCATTTCAAAGAACCTAAAGACATTTAAATCATCCTTAATGCTGGCAATTGTTTTAGTAACATTGGAAGTCAAAAGAACTTTACCAGAGTTAACCGAAACAAGTCTCATAGAAACAGTCACCTGATCTGTTCTATATGAGGTATCACCACCTACTCCAAAGTAACGTAGTCCAGTACCACCACTAACAAGGTTAGTATCATAACTAACAATACCACCTTCCAAAATCAAACCAGCCAACTTCAAGGGCTTAAGTTCTGGTTTTTTATCACTCTTATCATATTGTGCATAAGTGGACTTTGCTAGTTGTCTTTCTTTAACTAGGTGATTAAGTCCGGCTCTTTCTATAACTATAAACCAATCACCTTTGCCTGCATTTTGCAGTGCATCAATAACCCAAGAGTCTGCTCCTTGAGTTACGGCAGTTGATAGTTGTGAAAACCTTTCACTAGGTTTCCTTTGTCCTGTCTTGTCCACGAAAGAATACACCGCAATAGTCATCGGTGGAGCGTCTAACAGTGGAAGATTTTCTAATCTTTCCTGTACTCCAGAAACGAATTTAGTGGGTTCTTGTGTTTGAACTTCAAGTTTGTCTTTAGTTAAAGATGAACAACCTCCTAACATACATGCAAGAATCAAACCAATCAAGTAATGTTCCATTTAAAATCCAAAACCTGTAAGTGGCACAACTAACTCTGTAAATGAACCATCTGCTTCTGTGATTTGTACAGTGATTGTACCAGCGCTTACATCTTTCACCCAATAGATAGTCGCACCTTCTAATTCGGCAGTACCACTAAGAGCGCCATCTTCCTCAAACATACCATCGACAAGATTCTTGGAAATCTGAGCGTAAATACGAGATTCTACGTTGGCAATAAATTTGTTAATTGTTTTGTTGTCTTCATCTCTTTCAGCTTGTCTAGCAGCCGATTCTTTATCGTCTTTTATTTGTTCTTTTCGATTATGTTCTATCTGAGCGATAGAAAGAAAGTGTTGTGATTGTCCTATCCCACTAAAGGATGGATTGCCAAATGAGTGAACCAAATCACTAGCAGTGCTAGTTATCGGTAGTATTGTTACTAGGAGTAGTACTCCTATTTTTTTCAATTTCTTCATGTCTTGATCCATACCTTTGCAAAATATCTTCTACGTCACCATCAATTGGCTTACCTGTCTTATCATAATGTTCTAACAACATTGATAATTTTGTATTCAAACGAATTAAATCGTTATCTAACATGCGTATACGGTCAACTAATGCAATAAGCGTACCCATTGTCTGCCCAATGATAGGGTCTATAACTTCTGTTACCCATTTCCATATAAAGAAAACAAAGTACCCAAGGCCTACAGCAGCTATTACAGGGAATCCATACTGATTAATTGCGTCTGTTAGTGCTTCCAACTAGAACTCCTAATCGCGTCTGGCATCTTCTTTACCTTCATTCGCAGCAATTCTATCAATGTTAGGTTTCACACCAAATGCATAACTCATAAGAGCATCAATCTTAACCAAGTCGTTGTTCATAGTCTGAACCCGATTATCTAGTTGCCCTATTATATTCTTTATAGTTGTCACACTACCAGTAACTCCTGCCAATATGAATCTTATTGTAAGAAATACAAAATACCCTGCTGCAAGCGCTCCTGCTATCGGTGCTCCAACATCTCCAATGAACGATAAAAAATCCATGATCGCCTCCGTAATACTATTTATAACAGTTAATCTCTTCTTTACAGTATTTATACACGTTGGAAATGTTCTGGATACAAAAAAAGGGACAGAGTTTTACCCCTGTCCCTCTTGAAACCCCCACGGAAAAGAGTGGGAGTCTCTACCTATTTAGTACTGTTAGTACTATTCGTTGGCTAACTTCTCAAAGTATGACATTGCATCATCATCTTCATTAGAAGCAGCTGCGATACCCTGTACAGGTTCTGGCGCTGACTCAGATTTAAACTGAGGTGTGAAGTCAGTAGTACCTTCGTCTTCCATAATCCTGTCTGCGGCAGTCTTAGCGGTATTTACTGTACCAGTAAGAACTGTATCAAGACGGGTCTTCAACTCTTCATATGATTTGAAGTTTGATGGTGCAAGGTATTCTGCAAGTGAATGCTGTGACTTATAGATTGTCTCTAATTCATCATCAGTATCCTTGAGTGCAGACTTGGCAGTGAAATCAGACTTATCGTAGTTCCAGTAGCCATCTACCTTACGAATCTTCAACATGAAGTTAGCACCTTCCCAGAAGTCAAATGGGTTGACTGGCAACTCATCAGGAAATTCTGGTTGCATTGACTCCATCAACTTATCAAAGATTTTCTTACCAAAGCGGTAAAGCATCACCTTACCCTCATTTTGAGGATTAGTTGGGTCACTTACCACATATACGTTTGAAAAGTATTGTAGTTTGCGTTTCTGTTTACGAGCAATCTCTTTATCACTCTCTACACCAGAGTTCCACAGTGCTGAGTTGTACTCACTCACAGGGTCTTTCTGATTTAGGGTGGTTAAGGAATTCTCAATAAACCATTGTCCAGTAGGGCCTTGAAACGCATGGTTCCAAACACGAACCCAAGGTAACTCCTCACCTTCTGGTGCTGGTAAGAATCGAAGTACTGCGTACCCATTACCTACCTTGTCCACCTGTGGTTTCCACAGTCGTTCATCGACATAGGATTTAGAGTCTTTCTGTGGGGATTCGTCCTTTTGGACTTGTTGTAAAAGTTTATCCAGACTGTTCTGGTTTCTTAGTGCTGAAATTGACATATGGTATTCTCCGTATATTGTCGTATGTTTAAGTATATCACCTGATACATAATGTAAATGGAATAAGTTTTATTTTCTTATTCAACAGTATTTATTATACTGTATTTTGAGGGTTTTGTCAAGAGAAAAATCAAAATAATTCTTCTTGTTTTGCCCGTATTTCGACATTTGCCGCATATGAGGCATTTGCCGCATCCCATTCGGATGGAGTTACATCGTTAAGACGTTCTAATATTTCGTCTTCAATTGTCTCTCCATTACGTCCTAGAATTTGTTGCCATGACTCTGATACTTCATGTGAATATTCATCGGTTTCTGAGATTAACACACTTCCATCGAAAACGTATCCGTTAGCTCTAAGAAAGTTCTCAAACCCATGACACATTTCAGTTAAACTAGAATCCGTATGAAGTGTGAATTCTATTTTGTCGATACCCATATTGACATCGGCTGAGTGTGTAAATTTATACATTATAACTTCTCCATTAGTGGAAAGATTTTAGCAATCTCTAATGCACAACATTGTGCAACTTCCATATGTTCTTTTTGAGTCCCATTAGAACCACGCAATTCAATGTAATGAATCCATGATCGTAAGGAACCATTCATGTACAATCGTGTCCTAGTACAACCTTCTGGTAATACCACACGAGCTTGTTCTTTGGCTATACCATTTTCAATAGCCCAGTCATATGCAATCTTAGATTGACGAATGACAAGATTTTGATGCAGTTCCCATTCCTTTTTCAATTCACTATCGTCAGTGTCAACAGAGTTTTGTCTATTAGTAGCATCCTGTAGACGACACTCTCTTGTAACCATAGAATTCTCCATCTCCGAAGGTTCTGCATATCTTTGAGAAAACTCTTGGAATGCAAAACTTCGGTGGCGAACTATCTGATGAGCAATGTCCCTAGTAGTATTAATTTCAATACATGCACTAGCCATTTCTAACGGACTCCAGTGTTTATGTTTAACCAAATACCTAATCAAACGCTCACTGGTTTCTGCTTTAACTTGTGCAGATGGATTACTGACTTTAGCACAATATGCAATTAAGTCTTGCACATCTTCTAAACCCTCAATACCATCAAATTCTGATGGTTGACTGTAACTAATCAATCGTGTTGATGTTACCATTTTCTTCATCTGACTAGACATTTAGTTCCTCATTATGATGGTTTACGATACTTTGGGCGATTACCATTCATGGGTCTACCTTGATTCTCTCTGAGTTGCTTTCTGAGAAGCGTATCTTGTTTTTGTAATTCTGACAAATCAAACTCTAAAGTCTTAATTCGTCCCTTTGCTTGTTCTAACTTAGAACGATAGAAATCTCGTTCTCTAATAACTTCATTCGTTGGAGTGCTTAGTGCCATGTCCATTAGAATGTCTCCTTAACTAATTTAAGTAGTTTGGTTTTGCACTTCTCCTTATCATAAGAGAGGAATGCAGCGTATTTGACGATTAATCGTCTGTTGTCGGGCCATATTAAATCATCTTTCAATCCTTCATCAAACCTTTTAACAAAATTCAGTAACCCTTGTAAGATTACTACTGACTCTACTGATACACGCTTTGCAAGCATGTTCTTTAGTAGTACAGGATGTTTGCCGTTCTGTAAAGAGAATACTTCATCAAAACTTTGAACTTGGTCAAATACAAAATGCATATCCTGTAAAAAGTTATATGTCAATGATTGTCTGTTCTTAGACCATTCCATATAATTGTCTTCACTAAAGTCACCTATCCATCCCTTGGGCGACTTTATAAAGTTAGAGAGATAATACTCCTGTGTCTTCTCCCCATATTTTTTTGCAACTCTTGCGAAGAAATACCTATCTCTGCGTTGTAGGAACGAGGCCTTGGTTGCAGAGGTCTTTCCACCATATCTTGTATAGTCATAGTTGCTGGTGAAATGTAATTTCAAACCAAGATATATCTGGTATGATTGCCATCCATCCATAGGACTAGTCCTTAAATTGGTAGTGTTGCCAATCTTGGCAAGAAGTTTAGTTTCCTTGCATCAGCTTCTATTTTTTCTTTGAGGGGTTTTGAGATAAGAGGCCCAATAGAATCGGGTTCCATACTGTTCTTTTCACAGTAGTCTAATATAGCATCCATATACGATATATCGTCTGCGGTATTAACTATGCGTTCAATCTTTAGAGCAAACTTCTTTGGTGTCATCACCACTAGTTCTTCTAGGTTCATTATATAACTCCTCTTATGAGGTTAAAAAATAACAAGAGGTTAATCCCTTGTCGGTGAAATTGGAGCGGATAAGAAGAATCGAACTTCTGTCTTTTGGTTGGAAACCAAAGGTCTTACCATTACACAATATCCGCTGAAAGTGTTTTATTTATTTATGTAACCATTATATCAGATAGCACTCTTAATGTCAAGAAGTTTATTTATGCCTTTTCCAGAACCTATGATACATGCTTCATTAGCTCGTTCAACTGCAAACTCTACTAGTGACCAAGTCTTGGTACTATCGTTAAATGCAACCACTATTCTTACTGGAAAAGGTTGCCCAGTAGTACCTCTAGCCATTCCAGAAAATGAGAATAGAGGTATCTCTCTAAACTTCTTGGTTATATCAATAACTTCTTTTGATGTACCACAAAAGACAGGTTTATTTATCCATTTTGGTACAGCATAAGACTTAGCCGGCAATACCAGCAGAATTGATCCCAACACCATTATCAATAACGTCAGTCTGCACTTTGTTATTAGCCTCATTTTCTTTCTCCCATTGAGCTGTGAACTCATCAATGGTTTCAATAAGAAGAGGCAGATACTCAGTCTTTTCTTTTACAAACTCTTGAACAAGTCCATCTTCAGTAACAACTAGAACAACAATCTGAGTGATTGCAATACCAGTACGTTCTTCAAACATCTCTGCATAAGCAGCACATTGTATATAGTATTCTAAGTTCCAATCATCCTTGCGTTCTGACTTAGAAGTCTTAAAGTCAATAATTGAGGGAACTCCGTTCCACTCAGCAATACAGTCTACTCGACCTGCAACACGATACTTCTCACTCCACAGTCCAGCTTCTTGTGCGTAGATATTATCTATGCGTTTAACAAGACATGGTTTAAGTTGTGAAAACAAACACCACGGCAAGAATGCGAACTGTTCCTTCAAAACTTCCTTGTTGTTAAGGAAGTCTTCACACATAGTATGAACAGCAGTTCCTCGAGCGGCAGCAGTACGCATGATATGATTTGCAACATCATTGCCTACACGTTTTCGCCAATCAGCAAGTCCTTTTGCCTTATCTTTACGAACACCCAACACTGTTGTGATGGATGGATAAAATCCAGTGGGCGTATCATAGAAACGCTTTCCCCCTGCATTTTTAGTTGATACCTCTGCGATATCTACTGGTGTATGTTTAAACATATTTTAACCTCAATTTATTCATTAATATAATTATACCACGTTGAACCTAGTCTGTCAAGATGTTTTTATTTATCTAGAAGTCCAAGTGTTTCGTCTATCTTGTAGTTGTCTTCAGTGGGCCCTACCCTTCCCCTATCATCCTTAATTTCTTTTTTGGGATTACCAAAGATTGCAATCCAATTGTCTGCTATCGTTTCTTCCTTTACTGCGGTATTACGTCTAACACTACCTTTACCACCATGCCACTTGCTCATTATACTTCTATTCCTAACCTAATCTTGTTAATTAAATACTCCTTAACAAAACCACTACGAACAATATCTCCGATAGTAAATTCAATATTCTCAAAGGCCTCCATAGCATCTAAGATTCTCATAAACTTTACCAATCCACTCTTATCCGAACCTTTGATAAGGTCAGTCTGAAAGAAGTCACCAGCGAACATAATCTTAGAATCTTGTCCAACCCGTGTTACGATAGTATCAAGTTCATGGAAGTTCAAGTTCTGACATTCATCCACAATGATAATTGCATTGTCTAGTGTGATACCTCTAAGGAATGATGTAGTTAAGAAACATAAACTATTTTGTGCTTTTAATCTCTCGTACAGTCCAGCAAAGGCTTCTGCGTTTGGTTGTTCAAATAAGAACTTAACCATGTTCTGATATGGAACTTGAAACAATGCAGTCTTATCTTCTTCATCGCCAGGCAAGAAACCTATCTCTCGCGTTGGTACTGCGCTACGAACAATATATACTGTGTCATATGCGGTTTCTGGATTCAGAACTTCTTTCATTGCGTTGTACAATAGTATAAAAGTCTTACCTGTACCAGCAGCTCCATACAAGAAAAGATTCTGTCCATTCTCGTATGCCGCGAAGGCCTTCTTTTGATTCTCAGTAATCGGATTAACTTTAACCAAACTACTGGCGTTTATTTCTTTTGAACGTGCCATAATTATTTACCTTGATTGTAGTTTACGATGTTTATCTACTACAGCTTGAGTCTTAATTTCACTGATTGTTTTTTTAGAATACCTTTCTGATAGAGGAGTACCTTTGTGTGCTTCTCCTACCTTTGCCAAGACTTCTTTGAATCCATCATCAATTTTCATCCCACTCATACCCGTACCACCAATGATATTAGGTGCGCCTATTATACTTTTAAGATGTGGATGGTTTTCTTTGAACATACTCAGTTCAGACATTTTAAGGAAATGTGTTTCCATTTCTCCATCTTCTTTATTCACAAAATCATACGTTGGCATCATCAACTCCTAGTTCTTTCAATTCCTTGATCCTATTTATACACTCTGCAACAGAGGCTTTCAGTTCAGTATTATCATTACTTAATACTACGATTTCACCCTTCAACTTTTCAACTAGTTCTTTTAGTTGATCTTGATATATCAATTGATCTTCATCTGTAGTAGATACAATATCCATTATCTGTTTAGGAGTTCTTAACGATGCGTTTCTTGGGCGACTACGGGCCCAATATGGCGAATCATTACACTTCACAATGCGTACTCTGTTTCATACCACCAAGGTGCTCCTCTAAGTTTCCACTTTGCCAAGTGTTGTTTATACTTTATATAGTAGTTACGATAAGCAGTGAGTGAACTCTCATTCTTTACATCATCAGGCATTGCCTGTGTAGGTTGTGTGAAATCAATATCCCTTGGAATTGTCCTCGGTGGTTGTTTTAACAGACACTCTAGTTTTGCAAAACTGGCATGAGGTGCATCCTTACTATAGCGATACATATACTCTGCATTCAACTCTTTCCACA